AATATGTTGCGTGAACACTTAATGCATAAAAAGATTTTAGATAAAATACCCAATTTTAAACTTTGGGAAAGTGAGCTAATTTCTGCACTAAGCATACACATTGAAAAACAATCATCCTATCAAAAACAGCCAACAAAGTAAGTTAATGGCCCTCCTTAGAGGGCTTTTACACAAATGCCTACATTCACATTGCTGTTGATCGTATGAGCAGTACATCCTGAAACTAAGATGCACAGCAATATTAAGACTTTCATGACATCCAACTTTTAATTTTGGCTAGATTGGCTTTACGTTCAACTAAGCCATTTGTACCGCCATTGATACGGCGCGTAATAGTTAGCAAATCATCACGATCTGCAAGTTCATTCAATCCGTTGTTAGTCCAAAATTTGCAGGCAACCAGTAAACCAATACTTGGAATCGCGACAAGTTCGGGATGTGATTCAAAATCGATACCCAATGCACGACCATATTTTTGATAATTGGCACGACCAGTTAACTGAATAGGACCACGCCCCTTAAACTTAACACCATCACCAGCTATGATATTACCCAAGTCTTTACGGCCTTCATAAGCTGTGCCACTTGCGATTTCTTCCATATATCGGAAATTACCCGACTCATGTGTAAGCTGGGCAATGAAGTGAGCAAAGCGCAATGCATTGTAGAGAATTGCATAATCTTTGAAGTGTACGTTAGCTGCTATTGCTAGCTCTTCAGCTCGACTTTGATTTGCGCCAAGTTTCTTGAATAATGCTGTAAGAGTGTCGCGCCCGATCTTTCCATCAACTGCAACTCCAAGTGTTCTTTGTAGATTGCTAAAATTCATCTTACTTTCCTTTAGGTAATAAAAAACCGCCCGAAGGCGGCATTAGCTGTTTTCAATGTCTTTTCTGGCTTTCTTAAACTCTTTAATCACTTCAACGATCGTTTTACCTTCCTGTTTGTCAATGAAATTAAAGATCCAACGGACTAAAGCCCAACCGGGTAATCCACAAACAAAGAAGAATCCACCAAGTGCGATCATCCCCCATACATCAGTAACCCATTCATGAAGTCCCCACTTCACAATAATGAATGAACCGCCAGCAAGACTTGATACAACAGTACAGATCAAGCCTACAGCCCACTCTTGAGGTGAGCGCGGCATACGTGTCATCAATACAACTGCTGCCACTAAAGCGACCGCTAAAGTCACCATAATTGCTGCACCATAAAATTTTAAAATTGCTGTTAAACCGCTTGTGGAAACTGGTTCCATAAATCTCTCCAGATATTTTTAGACAATAAAAAAGCACCCCAATTGGGTGCTCAAAGTTCTTTTAAAGTTTAAAGGGTTTGTAAGATTTTCCCTCCGTTAATCAATTGAGTTGTAAGTGGAGGAACTCCCACAATTGCAGAACCTCCCGGTCCCGGCTGACCTTCGGTTGTGCCATGGTATTGCCAGTTCCACGTTCCATCATTGGTGGATTTGGTGCCACGTTCGCCCCAATTTCCACCATCTCCAGAAAGTGGTGAGCCATAGCGTTCATTTTGGGTTCGGTAACCTTTACCAGGTGCCGAAGCTTCGGCATCAGTGATTTTCATAACCAATAAATAACTCTCCAGATAGAGGCGATAATCTTGTGAGTCATTTGAAATCGGCTGTCCAGTCATGACCCGACCAAATGGTGCTCCAGCACCACCGGGAATTCCCTGAACCCCATAAGATGATCCAGTGTAAATACCACTTGGTGTTGCTCCACCACCTGAACCGCCTCGAGCTAACGTCCCTCCATCGATAATCAGGTTTAGTTTGCTGTGCCGGTTCAATAAACCTGGTGCTCCCTGAAAACCATCACGCCGGGTTTTGGTAAAATTGAAGTCAGAATCTTTTTCCCAATCTCCGTAAGCTAGATGTGGCAACCCGCCATCTCCACCACGTCCAACAACAGCACCTTTAATAGTCAAATTTACCACGAGATCAGGTGGAAACTCACCAGTATCAATAGCAGGTAATTCTGATGCAGCTGGAACGATATACTCTCGTTTTGCAGGACTAGACTTATAGTCGAATTTATAGACAAATCTGGTTTCCGGTCGATAAGAACTTGAACTTGAAACCAGTGCACCTGCTTCAACTACAAAACTGATTTCTCCAGTCGTTGGCAAATCCCCTCTTTGCATCTGATACAAACGTGCCAGATTAATATCAAGCTGGTCATATCGAATGTAAATCGGTGAATCATCTACTGGTACATCAATAAAGTCCTTGTCATTGAGGTAATAACGTTCATCGTAATTAATTGCAGTAATGGTATTAGAGAACTGGTCAGCCGGTTCTCTTTTTGCAACCAGATAAGGCAGTGAGCCTTTGGTATCATCATTAACTACTGTATAGATGGTATTTACAAAATCATCAGGACTTAGCTTTAAGGCCCCGTTCGGCAACCGCCCTAAAACCACCTTATTTTTGGCTGAACCCGGTGTAACAGGAATTAAGTCCACGGTACCATCACCCATTTGCAAATAAATCACATAACTCTTGCCTGCAATGAAATCGACATCATGGCTTAGGGTGAGAATTAAACCTTCTTGCTGTACCACCTCGCCGCTTTGATGAATACCATTGCGATAATCCGCTACAGCAATCCGGTCACGTAGCACAAGCAATTCAGACTCAGGCGCTGCATCAAAGGTGATGGATTTACGCTGGAAGCGAAGTTTGTTCCAAAGCCGGTAAGCATTGAAATGAGCTTGCCACTTGTTCCGTACACCAACTGACTTCACTTCTTTTGGGTTCTTTGCTCCTTTGTCCGGCAAATAGATATTAATACGACTATCGTCGGTCGGATCCGTGTATTCATAGATCAGTCCATCGTAGTCATCCATCACGCCAAAGGTAAGATCATGCTTGTAACTATCCGGAATGATATTCCTGAAGTTAAACAGCATTACCGAGTTATCAGTTGGCCGTTCAAAATAAAGCTTGAGTTTATTGTTTTGCCGATATGCGGTACAAAACACGGCATCACAAAGATTGGTGACCAGTTCTTCAAAAGATAGGTTTGTATCATCAATAGTGGTGCAGAACTCTGCCGCTAGTGGTGTACCGAAATAATCCACTACATCGTTATAAGTCCGATAGATATTTTCCAGATCTATTTCGTCGATCGTACGGCGGCCAATCTTGTCATCCAGTGCCATTGAAACCAGTGCATCAGCAAAGCTTGATGTTGGAAATAGCTCTGTCGTCATAGCCCCATTTTTATAGGTCGGCAACATTCGCTGAAGATCGAAATTGATCTTACGGGACTTAACAGATAAAGCTCCGGTCGTTGCATAAGTACGTGCACGAAAAACCGTTTCATGTTCATACACTGTGCTTTGCAAGGGATAAGCACCATAAAGCGCCTGCCACTTTACTTCATCAACTACTGTTGTAACTGCCGATGTTGGTGTTAAACGGCGTGCACGGACACTACAACGCCCCTGAAACGTGACCATATCAAGTGTTGCGCCAACGGTCTGACGCGACTTTGCCGAACCTTTCAAAATGATCTGCTTCAGCATCGGATTACCAATCGCTGCACCAGATTCATTTACCGGTGTTACTTCAACTTCAATCGTGACGTTAACAGCGGCCTGATTCCCACCTGAAGAAACGGTATAAAGTCCATTGGTGGCCACAAAATTACATAGCACCCGGCTACGTTCAACATTGTCCAGAATGAATGGACCAATCCATTTTTCACCTATTGAACTGATCTTTGGTGACAAAGCTGCAGTTTGTTGGTTATTTAACTCTTTAAGCTTTAACCAGTTAGCATTAACGGCCGCCGGATTTGATAACGTCATTCGATCATCAGCTACCGATAGAACGCTGTAAGTGCCGTTTAAATCATAAGTCTGGCCGTTAAACGTTAATGAGGCATTGGTGATTTCTACGCGGTCATTACTTACAAACTTAGTGGTTAAATCCGTATTGTTTGCAGATGCCCGAAGGATCTCGTTTGGATATGCAAAATGAAGATAGTTCGTACCTTCTAAAGACTGTGTATCTGCTGGACGGAGAACTTGGCCATTAACAGAAGTTTGATGCTGAACCGTTAGTGGGGGCGTGGTAATTTCGGTACCAAGCGAGAAATATGGCTCACCCGAGACAATATCGACGCCTGGTCGAAAGACTTCTACCGATGCGCCGGCAATATCAACAATGTTGGTTTCACCGTCATATGCACCGTTAATTTTATAGTGACCACGACCAATACAACCAACAACATGTTCAACTTCAACGTTGTTTTCATATACCTTGTAAGGTACTGCGATTAGGTCGGGAGTATTCCACCCAGCTCCATAGTTATCAGCAATACGACCATTCACCCGGATCTTGTTTTCCCGGTTAGAAAGTTCATTGTTTGCTGAAGAAGACTGGTTAGTATTTTGAGTCGTTTGTGCTATTGATGGCGTCGGCATTAAAAATGCGATCGCAATACTAATCACAATCGAAACAATAGCAGCGACCCATTTTGGGTTCTCAACTACGATAAAAGTACCCGGTAAGAAATCAAGCTGCTTTAACTCATAAGCATTCTTCGGTGTGACTTCGTTCGCAAATGAAATTTCCGCATGATCCATATTGCTTGTGGTATGAAAGATACGGACATGCTCAGGCATATGTTCATATTTTGAAGTGAGCCATTGCCCAATGGTTTGAGCCTGCTCAATTGTCTTTTCTTCAGACAAAGCGTCTTTTTTATAAATAACTTTAATCATAATAACTGACCCGATTAAACCCCATTCCCATCACAACCTCTTCAGGCAAATAAGTGACTCCGCTTTCCATGAGGTGAAGAATCTTTTGCCCACGAAAAAGCCCCACATGCGGGGGCTTATTTCTTTGTCTCGGATGGAAGGCGACTATGCAGCCTTCCTTGGGCATGGGTAGCGGATTTAAAAGTTTTAACCGTGAAGATAAAAAAGTAATTTTGCCCTTAGGCTGCATAAAGAGTTCAAGCGCTTCCGCCCGATCTATGCCGTATAGGTCCATTGCAGCTTCATGAACAAAGTGAACACAGTTGTAGTGATCCTCGTCATATTGCCTATCGAGCAAATGATCATGACTTTTCATATAGCCCCCTTCAAGCCACTAAAGCGATCCAGTGCAAAGATATCTCCGGTTTTAGTGGTATTTAATCGCGGTGATTCGGCCTTGAATGTCACAGCCTTATGGTTCATGGCAACACTGGAGAGTTGCAGTCCAAGTAAATAAAACATTGGAGAATTCAGATTGTCTGAACTGTAAATCCGGTAGTTTACTGTTGGCTTTACATCTGGATATTGCCCTTCGATTACCCGTTCAAACTCATCAGGCATCACATCACCTAGACCAGAGATAGAAACGGTTAATGTCTGGTCAAGATCACCAAGCATTCCGGATCTTTGGATAGAGACTGGCAGGAACTCATAATAGACCTGACCGGATCCTTCCTTATGTTGTACATAGACACCTCGGTCATCATTACGGACTACCCGGTAAGTATTCATAAAAGAAGGATGTGATAGCTCAATACATTCCAGTTGATAAACATCAACTTTTCGATTGAAAAAGAATTTGGCATATTCGTTATCCATCAGACCTCCCAATCCTTAATCAAAGCGATATCGGCAGTAAGGTTAGGCTGGTTTTGAACAACCTCGAGCTGCGCATTTACCCGGTAAAGGTTGCCGTTGACTTCATTGGTCTTGAAAGAGTTTGGAATGAAATTGCATAGATATTGCTGCCGTGCTCCCTGATCAATCACCAGATCCGCATAAAATGAAGCTGGCTTATTCTGGTAGACCCGCCAGAACGCCATCATTTTATTGAAATCTGTTTTACTTAAATTCCAGTTCACATCAACAATGTGGCTATTACGTTTCACATCGATGTAATAGCGTCCACGCCCACCATCCATTTGTTGACGCTTTACATCATCACCCGGTGTTACGCCATAGCCGCTGGTCTGAGGATTTAGCTTTAACTTGTACATAACTTTCCTTCAGG